AGTTCTGGCTTAACTCCCTTTAATCTTTGTTTTGACCTTTTTCCAAATCTAGGCATCTCTTTTCCTTTGTTGTTGTGAATATAAAGTATCCATTCTTCTTTTAGTGTGATATTTATTATTGGGAATAAAACTTTGCCAATATGATTTTTTAGCGCCTCCATCATCAAATCCTTGAGTACCAAGTTCTCCTTTAGACCTCATTGAAAGTTTACTTGTGCTTTTTGGTAATGATATATCGTGAGTTTCTTTTGTTGCCATTATGCTGTTATCCAACTTTTAGCTTTTTTAATTCTTTTTACCCAATTATTCTTTTTACCCTTATGCATATTAGGCGGAAAAGAGTGTACACAAGCATAATAAAGACTTTCTATGGTGTCATCATGTGACATTTTAGGGCCGAATGTAACTATTTCATGCGATAAATCAAAGTGAGACTCTCTTATATGTACCAAACCCATTGAAAATCTGCCCGAAAGTCCACTATAGATGCGATTAAGTTTGTTTGTACCGCCCGGTTTCTCTGGTATAACGGCAATACTGAACTTATTTAGTCTTCTTCTTTCATCATTTAAAGCCTGAAAAATACTTCTATTCATTGCAACATCCTCAACTGTAGCTGATGTACAATTATATTTCTCATATAATTCTATTATAAAATCAACAACACCTTTTTTACCAATAATTTGTCCATCTACTTTACTTCCAATTGTAGGGATAGCTCGATGTCTTTCATATTCAAGTACATAAACATTGCTTTCTGGGTCTATTGCAATTACCATAATTACTGAAAAGTCAGACGTTTTTGTATCTATATCCGTAGCTGGGTCACATCCAATAAACAAATTAACTGGTATTTCTTCCCCATCTTTCATAATATAATTTATTCCATCTCTATTTTCGTAATGACCAGTCCAATATTTTAAATGTTTTCTAGTCCATACCGAATCATCTTCAGATTGTACTTCCATCATATATTCTTGATAGAATTTTGTACTTTGTCCAGAATCTATATAGAACTTCTTTTTTTCTTCTAACTTTGCTTTATTAAAAAATGAAGCCCACAATGGTTCTCCACTAGGTAAGATTGCTTTATATGTTATTAATCTCCAAGCAAAATCTTTATTATCTTTTTGAGCTTTTGCATAATTAGTAAGAAGATTGTTAATAAAAGAGTCATAATGTACAGGAGTACCATTGATACGAAGACGACCAGTATGGGGCTCAATAGCAGGATATACAACAGCGGTAACAAGATTAGCATTTTTATCCCTAGACTCTTGAGTGAGTGTATTTGCTTCGTGTTCGAAGTCGTCAAGGATAATGAGGTCATATCGTTTATGGAGTTTTGCTCCACCCCGTATCCCAGAGACATTACTCTTGGAAATGAGTTTACAGCCATTGGTTAACTCTATGTCTTCTTCTGTCCACTTTTTTCCTTTAAGATTACCAAAATAGTATTTAATCCTATCATTAAATTCAAGATGATGCTTGATATAATCCATATTGCCCACAGACAACTTTTGTGTAGCTGATACCCAAGCGTAGAATAAAAAGTTTTCATCATCCTTACAAAATACAAAATCTTTTAGTATAGATGCTTTAGTTAAAACTGTCTTTCCATGACCACGAGGTATGATAATAGCAAGCTGTTTGCATTCCTTATTATCAATTGAATCTGCCATTTCGTAATGAAAAAAAGGTGTTTCACTACGCATAAAGTCATCAGGTAAGAATAATTTTCCAAAAGCAATTAAATCACTATGAGCTAATTGTAGAGCTTCTTCTGCTTCTGAAACATTCTGTGTATTTATATTTGCCATTTACATTAAAAGTTAAATTATTGAAAGAAATAGAACAATTACCTTTTTTATGATGAGAATATTGATTCGGGCCTTTATTTGCCAAATGCCAATACGAAAGCATTGGTACTAATATTATTTCTTTTTCCATTGTTCTCTTTTGTATTTTAAATATTCAGCTCCTTCATATGGATTAAATATAGTAGTTATTAATCTATTATCGTCATCATCATATCTAGGGTCTATAATAGTTACTGGAGCATTAAATATATTTTTATCATCTAATCCTAATTTATCTGCATAACTGTCTATTATTTTAAATGATGCTACTTGGATTGCATGACTAATAAGTCCACTAGCTGAGTCTTTTAATACTTGATAACCTGATACATGAGTATGACCACAAGTAAGTATATGGTCTTTCCATCCCATCTGAGCTGCTTTTGCTACTCCATGAGCTGTATTCCACATACTATTTCCTTTAAACATATGTCTAGCATTGACTCGAACTTCTTTACCATTAGGAAATATAAGATTTAATCTTGCTCCCCATTGTTCATAAATACCACTATGTTCTCTCATAATAAATTCTAATGGGTCACCATCACCACTCCATACATCGTGATTACCAGCTACTAAGTACAACCATTCTACTTGATTAACAAAATGTTCTGTCAATCTCCATGATTCTTTAGCTGAAGTAGATTGTTGACCATATAGTGCAGATAATCTTCCTATCCAGTTGTTCTGTATATCTCCTAAGTTCCCAGCAAATAAACCATCTGTTTTATTTACCAAATTACATAGCATATATATTTCTGATATATCTGTACCGTCATCATCTACATGAGGGTCACCAAAATGAAGGATTCCTATTGGGCCTCTTTGATTTATTTTTATATTTATTAATTTTTTAGATTTTTTTGCTTTTACTTTTTGTGCAAATTGTTTTTCTCTGTGCTTTATTATATCATCTATGGGGATATATTCTACTTCTTCGATTTCTTTTTCAAATTCTGGTTTTTCTATTATTTTTGGAGTGAGAAACTTTTTATGACATGAAGTACACATCCATCTTTGTCTTTTTTTACTTTTCCAATATTGCCAGCCATCTTTTCTAAGTTGTCTAGAACCACAATGTTTGCAACCTATAATGTTGCCTTCCGCATCTTTTCTAATCATTCTTCTTCGCTACTTGCTGTTATTTCATTTCTATCTGCAACTTTTAATTCTTTTGGGCTAAAACCTTGAAACATTCCTACAACTCCTACTTCTTTTTGTTTAATTGTATTGCCTACTGTCCCGATAGCCTTTCCAAGTTCTTTTACAGATTGTAATTGTATATTGTCGTCTTCACTATAATCTGCTAAATCTTTTAATTTTTGTAGTATATATTCATGGTCAATACCAAGTTGTTTAGCTACTTCTAAAGCAGTTCTGTCTATTTCTTTCATTATCCTCTCCTGTTTTAAAAGCACCGCTGCTTTTCTTTTTGCATTATTTTGATTTTCTTCATTAAACGCTGTCATATAAGCTTTAACAGCTCCCATACCAACTACAACATTTGTTGCAAACTCTTTTTCTTTGTTAGTAGGCTTGGTACGTTTCCGTACCCTAGAAGATGGGTTTTTTATGGTCTTAGAAAAAGTGTACCTATTAGCATGAGAGCTGAAGTCTGTATCCATGAATGTATTATCACGATTCAGAAATGTACCTACTATTGTTCTTACCCATCCTTTAGCAAATTTATAATTTTTTCTATCCCCATGATGTTTAACACTATGTGCAACTTTTAATAATTGCACAATCCTTCCATCATCACTAAATACCCAATCTCCTTCTTTTCCTTCACGCCAGTTTCCTTTTACTTCTGGACTACTCATCATTTTTGAATGGTAATATTCTTTAAACTCTTCTACGTCTTCAAATACATAATGGTGTTCACCTCTAATTGTCTGGCTTTCCAATACCTATCTCCTTCAATTGCCTTCTTAGTTTACTTATTTCTGTAAATAAATCATCTACTAAATCATTTACTTCGTGGGGAATCATAAATTTCTTACCATTAACTTGTATAGGATGGTATCCATCAGTCATACCCTCAAGTATAGACTCTTGGTCTTCTAGTGATAATAAACCCAATTCTTTTAATTCTATAGCCATACTATATATACTATATATATGCCGGGCCCACAATGTATCTTTCGGCCCCCCTGTAGTCCCCCCAATTTAAAACAGGTGTCAAGTATTTGTCAATGCCCAAGTTGTTTTCTAAAAAAATTGTAGGATTTTGTTATACAGCCAAACTCAGCTAGTACGCCTTTTAAGAGGATTATGAAAATCCGATTTTTAGTTGAAATCATAACAGAAAGGATACATTATGTTTGAAACATATTATGTAAACATAGAGGACGAGATTGTTCCTATTAAAATGACAATTAGTAAAGAGCCTGTCACTATTGACGGTGAAGAATGGTTCGTGGTTGAACACAAGTCTGGACACAGAAAAGGACTGACCCAAAAGGGTGTCAACAGACTGAAGTCCAACTCAGCCAAGTTTGAGGCATTGTTGAAGAAGAACGGTGGGGTGGTGGGTTAACCCCCCCCAAAGCGCTAAGCAATAGGCGCAAATAGTAAGTGGCAGTGAACACATCATACATATTGGTATTCCTCCGCAAAGTCTACCGATGTAAGTAGCTGCCCTTTCTTTTATATACTATAAGATTTAATAACACTTGGGCATAAACTATAATAACTAGGAGTAACACAATGCTTGACTTAATACTATTACCATTTATCATACTATCATACAGCTCACTAACAT